TAGCCATTTTCCAGATCGGCCATGCGATTCTCCTGCTGCGCCGGTTGCTGCGCAGGGAATTTGATTACTTTGGCGGTGTTTGACATACTTACTCCTGCAAAGAGTCCAAACGATTTGCACCAGAAAGCCGTTGGTGTTCGAGCACCGCGGCTTTCGCCATATCTGTAGTTCTCACATAACCCCCAGCATCGACGTAACCATCGTCATCAGCGGCCCTACCTGCTCCGGCATGAGACGGAACAGCGAAGCTATACCCTCGCTTACCTCTTTCAGCTTCTGATGCTCTGGAGCGTCCAGCAGCACGGCCTGTTTAGCCTCGGCACACTCTTTCATCGCAGTAGCGATCAACGACATCGTGTCGTTCTGAGGAGCCAGGCGGTTTCGATACTCCAGCGGCAGGACGGACATAATTGCCGGCGCGAGCTGGCGAATGTTGTTGGACGCATATTCGGTGTCGCCGTCGATCCAGCGGAAAATCTTCTGCATCTGGCGGTGCGAGTCAGTCGGGATATCCAGACCGGTTCCACCAGTGGTGCGCCACTCTTCAACAATCAGCGCAGCGACAAATTCACGGCTGCGGCAACCAGCCGCCCAGGCGCGAACAGCTGCGCGGATCCCATCGATGTTTAACGCCGAGGAATCAAGCTCCCGACGATTCTGGTAAATCATCGCCGTAGGCGAAAATTTGTTACCTTGTTGATACGCAAGTGAATGCATTGCTTTCCCTTTCGTGGTTAAGGCCACCGGTCAGGCGGCATGGTTGTCAGGGTGTGGAAAGATGGACGGCAGGTCTGGGCGGAATTCATGAGCCTGGATTTCACCGCCAACCGCTTTCACCAGCTCAGGAACGTGAACTGGGGAGATGCGTTTCTTTCCGTTAAGCCAGTCACAGATAGTGGACTGGGCTTTTCCGCAACGTTTTGCCAGTTCTTTCTGGCTGCCAGCGATGGCGATCGCTTTCTCTACTGCGGAGTTCTTCTCTACTGTTGGGGTCTTCATAATCACCTCAGCTATCAGTTTAAAGCGATTATGGTTATCACTTTAGCGAATGTCAATCGCATAGGCGATTTTTTGCTAAATAATCGCTTGGGCGATAGAGTTAAAGGAATCATTAACAGAGGTGAATATGGGATTCTCGGAGCGCTTGGCGCAGGCAATGGAAAACGCTGGTTATACGCAGGGTCGATTAGCTAAAGAGGTCGACATGGCTCAGTCCAGCGTAAATAAGTTACTCAAGAATGCTAAAGGCTCTCGAAAAACCGTTGAGATCGCCTCTGTACTTGGTGTTCGCCCTGAATGGCTTTCTACTGGTGAGGGCGAAATGGCTGCCGGTGTCGTCCGGGAGCCAACTGCGCTATATCAGGTTAAGCCGTCACTGAATGGGATTTATCGCGTGGATGTACTCGACGTTAAAGCCAGTGCTGGGCCGGGCACACTGGTCACCAGCGATTTCATTGAAACTATTCGGGCCATCGAATACACAACTGAACAAGCGCGCGCTTTGTTTGGCAACCGGCCAGCTACGCACGTTAAAGTCATTACCGTAAATGGCGACAGTATGGATGGGACGATTTCGCCAGGAGATCAGATCTTCGTTGATACCGGCGTTACGCATTTTGACGGTGATGGGGTTTATGTATTTGTCTTTGGCAAAACCCTCCATGTAAAGCGTCTTCAGATGCAGCGTGACCGCCTAGCAGTAATATCCGATAACCCGATTTACGAAAAATGGTACGTCGAACCTGAGGATGAGGGCGCGTTCTACGTGATGGCCAAGGTGTTACTCAGACAGTCCATCGACTATAAGCGCTTCGCATAGCCCCGCTCCTGGGCTAGCATCTCCAACCCTCTTTAATCAGCTTCTCGCGTATATCCTCAATGCGCTGGTAGTCCTTTCTTTTTTTCAGAATCACTGACAGCTGTGAGAAGCCATAATGTGACGGCGGATAAAATTCGCTGGGATAATTATTTCCAGTTAACGATTCATATTCTTCCACCCTTTTGTCATGAACATGACGCAAAGCTGGGAACGCCAATTCAGATAGAGCAATCATCTGCTCGCATAAATGCTCTGCCCTTGCGAGGTTATCGCCCTCTCCCCTCATCTTGTAAAATTTCTTGATATCCTCCTGAAGTCCAAAGTGAACCTGAACGATCTGCTCTGGACTTAACCAGCGGAGCTTTTCAACCCATTCTTTATGGTCCATACGTATCTCCCTGCCAAAAAAATCAGCATACCACGTAAATAAATTTCAATAAAAATCGCTTTAACAATCATACAATTATCGCTTTATCGATTATGTTTATCGTTTTGGCGATTGACTCAAATAATCGCTTTAGCTATTGTTAGCTCATCGAAACGAAACATCGACAGCTGAGCGAAGTTAGCCAGCTGCGAAGTGGAGATTCGGTCAGTCGAACGGCGCGACAGTAAACCATGCGTCGGACCATAGGCGGGCTCAGGGAGAGCGGCAATTATGGCAAAACGATTTACCAGCAGCTCCTGTTCAGGGACTGCTGTTAAGTCACCACAACGGACCAAGAGATGGTCCTTTAATAAACCAAGGAGAAGTTATGAGCCAGTTTGAAAATGTGTTCCTGTCTGCCAAGAAAATCGCCGGTAACCAGTTAGCCGTTGAAATCAACGTTGAAAAGGCAAAGACCTTTAGCCCATTCGTTCGCGTAGGTATCTCTGCTACTGGCACTTTTGAGCGTCGACCAATGAACATGTTTGGTGGAGTGTTCGAGCAGAATGAACTCTCTAACGTAGACACTTTCCCGGCCATTATGTGGCAGATCGAAAACTTCGGTAATCCTTCCTACCCGGATCACCTGATTATCTCTACGAATGGTTCATTCGGTGAGTATTTGGAACTGTACGTCATCGATCAAATGCAGCAATTCAACGAGCCAGCTGAAAGTTTCATCCTGGAAGTTCAGGACCTCACCCAATAACACTAAATCAAAGGTCGCTTCGGCGACCTTTTTTCATACCCCAGCAACTTCACAGAGGTTGCTTAGTTATGACAACCGGCGGCCATCCACCGCCCATTAGCGCAGAAGTCTTGTATTAACCGTTCCGTTCGCCGCGATAAGGCCAAGAGGAAATCATGGTAAACCAGCAGCAGATCAGAGAGGCCCAACGGCTCGCGTCGTTCGCGGTACTCCATCGCAATGCTCCGGCGTGGGAAGAAGCAAAGCGCCTTTACGCCGTCGCTATCGGGAGGACTCTTCACTGATGGAAACTTTATTCGCACTCGTCCTGACCGTGGCAATGACCAACGGTGATTATCAGGATGTCATTCTCGGGGTTTATGACAGCCCGCAGGAGTGCAGCCAGGCAGCTACAGAGCAAAAAGTAACAGCCGAATGCTGGCCGGTAGAGAGCATCCTCCGCAACGGCGAGTTCCCGGCGAAATCCATCGCGCAGCACTAACCACCCTATTCAACCGATCGGCCTGGCTTTCTGCGGGCGGGATCTGCACATCCAAATTTCAGGAGAAACCATGAGCGAAGTAACGGATTTAACTGTCATCGAAATCAAGCCGGAGCAGGCGCCAGTGCTTTACGTAGCAGGCGGCCTTGACGCTTATCTCGAGCAAATTCGTCAGGCAGTAAACGAAGTTCCGGACCTGTCCACGAAGAAAGGCCGTGACCGTGTTGCCTCTCTGGCGGCGCAGGTGTCCCGCAGCAAGACGGCAATCGAAAAGCCGGGCCGTGAGTACCTGAAGCGCCTGAAAGAAGCTGTGCGTCCGGCTGAGGCCGAAATTAAGCGATTCGTTGACGCCTGCGACGAGCTGCGCGATGCGACCCGCCGCCCACTCACCGAATGGGAAGCCAAGCAGGAACGCATCAAGGCTGAAGAAGCCATGAACGCGTTGCACACCGAAGCGCTGGAGATGAACGAAGAGTTCGACCGCCAGCGTGCCGCGCAGATCGAAGCAGACCACGAACTGGCCCTGCTGATGAACAAGGATTTTGACCGTGACCGCGAAGAGCAGCGCCGCCAAGCGGAACAGGCTCAGCGTGAGCACGAAGAGCGATTGAAGCAGGAAGCGGCAGAACAGGCGCGACGCGATGCCGAAGCGAAGCACAAAGCGGAGATTGAAGCCGCAGCGCGCCGCGAAGCTGAAGAGAAAGCACGTGCTGAAGCTGCGGAGCGCCAGCGCATTGAAACGGAACAGCGTGCGGAACGCGAGAAAAAGGAAACCGAAGAGCGTGCGCGCCGCGAAAAAGAAGAAGCCGTTGCCGCAGAACGCCGCCGCCAGGAAGAGGAAAAAGCCGCCCGTCTGGCCGAAGAGCAGCGCAAAGCTGAAGAAGAAGCGCGCCGCGCCGCAGACAAAGAGCACCGCCGCACTATCAACCGTCGCGTCATCGCCGACCTAATAGCTCAGGGCATCCCCGAAGAATTCGCGCAGAAAACACTGCTGGCGATCGCTGGCAGCAAGGTGCAGGACGCGCACATCAAATATTGAGGCAACCATGAACACATACCTCACTTACGACCGCATCGAAGACCGGCGCTGGGTTGAGCAGCAACTCACCGACGAGAAAGAGAAGTGGATCGACGACCGGGCGCAGCAAATCATCGAAATGATGCCTAAAGAGCCATCCGGCCTCTTCCACTTCTCGGTCCCGATTCACAACACGCCTTTCTCCGGACTTCGCAGCGATAAAGCTGGCGAGGCGTACAACGATTTCATTTCGGCAGTTGCTTACGCCCAAGCGGAATACGACTGGGAACACTGTACCAGCTGCCCGTTTTAATTTTTTAGGGGATTAACGATGGCAAACGAATTAACAATCACAGCAAATGCGCTGCAGGAAAAAGGCATCGACGTCGCTACCTGGAGCGCGCTGAAGAACAGTATTTACCCTGGCGCCAAAGACGAATCGGTCATGATGGCGCTCGATTACTGCCGCGCCCGTCAACTGGATCCGTTACTGAAGCCCGTTCACCTCGTGCCGATGAGCGTCAAAGACTCGAGAACAGGTAAAAGCGAATGGCGCGACGTGGTCATGCCAGGCATCGGGCTTTACCGCATTCAGGCAGACCGTTCTGGCGATTATGCCGGAGCCCGCGAGCCTGAATTCGGTCCTGACGTAACTCAGACACTTACTGGAGTCGAAGTTACCTTTCCTCAGTGGTGCAAATACACCGTGTTCAAGCGTATGCCCAGCGGCGAGATCGTAGAGTTCAGTGCGAAGGAATACTGGATTGAGAACTATGCTACCGGTGGCCGCGACACCACGGCGCCGAATGCGATGTGGAAAAAGCGCCCATACGGACAACTGGCGAAATGCGCTGAAGCCCAGGCGTTGCGTAAGGCATGGCCTGAGATTGGACAGCAGCCTACCGCCGAAGAAATGGAAGGTAAATCGCTGGACGTTGATATGCGGGACGTCCCCCCGCGCAGCACTACAGAAGCACTTCCACCAGCAGCAAGCGAAGAAACGCTTCAGGCGATCACCGATCTCTTAACATCGCTGAATAAAGACTGGGAGCAAGACTTCCTCCCAGTGTGCAGCGACATCTTCAAGCGGCCAATACTCGAGGCGTCAGACCTCACTGAAGAAGAGGCACAGAAAGGGTTCAACTTCCTTCAGAAAAAAGCTAAGGCGGCAGCATGACACCAGAAATTATCCTGTCCCGTACCGGCATTGACGTAACCACTATCCAACAGGGCGATGAGGCGTGGCACCGGCTGCGCCTCGGCGTCATTACCGCCTCTGAAGTGCACAACGTCATCGCCAAGCCAAGAACTGGGAAGAAGTGGACAGACATGAAAATGTCCTACTTCCACACCCTACTCGCCGAGGTATGCACCGGCGTCGCGCCAGAGGTTAACGCGAAGGCGCTGGCCTGGGGCAAGCAGTACGAGGAAGACGCCCGCACCCTCTTCGAGTTCACCACTGACGTGAAAGTCACGGAGTCTCCGATCCTGTTCCGTGACGAGAGCATGCGCACAGCGTGCTCCCCTGACGGCCTATGCAGTAACGAGTTCGGCCTCGAATTGAAATGCCCGTTCACCTCCCGAGACTTCATGAAATTCCGCCTTGGCGGTTTCGAAGCCATCAAGTCTGCGTACATGGCCCAGGTGCAGTACAGCATGTGGGTTACCGGGAAAGACGCTTGGTTCTTTGCCAACTACGACCCGCGCATGAAACGCGAAGGAATTCACCATGTCGTCGTTGAGCGGGATCCGCAGTACATGTCAGATTTCAACGAAATGGTGCCGGAGTTCATCGAGAAGATGGATGAGGCGCTGGCGGAGATTGGCTTCACGTTTGGCGAGCAGTGGAGGTAACCATGGGAGCCAATCACTGGCAACCGTGGGAAAACCTGTTCCTGCATGAAGTTGCCGGACAGATGCCCGTCCCATTGATTGCCGAAAAACTGGAGAGAACTGAGCGCGCCGTTTACACACAGGCCGCTCGCCTTGATGTGAAATTCCCGGGCAATACCAACTGTAGGAAGTGGACCAAAGCAGAGCTGTTTCTGTTTGGCCGGTTCACTCCTGAAGAAATCGCCGCGGCAACCGGCCGCTCTATAAACTCCGTGCGCAGCAAGCGCAACTCACTTGCCCGATCGTCAGGAGGAAAAGTCATGCCTGAATGGACTACCGAAGAGTTGGCGCTGCTGTGGCGGCACTCCAACGATGAGGTCGCGGATATTACCGGCCGCAGCATTGAAGAAGTCGGAGATAAGCGGCTGCAAACCAATATTGAGCGTAATGGCTGGGATGTTAACGATCCGGAGCGGGAGGGTGCATGATCCATTTTCACGGCGGCCCGATTACACCGGACACATGCGTGCTGAAGGCATGGAAAGGCAGACACGCCTTCATCTCGTTCGCTAACCCAGGTCAATTAGCTCTGGCCAGCGAAGTCACCCAGTCTTTCGCGCTGGATAATGGTGCATTCAGTTTCTGGACGAAAAAGCGCGTTGTTAACTGGAATGACTACTACGCGTTTGTAGGTCGCTGGATGAATCACCCACGCTTTGCTTTTGCGGTTATCCCTGACGTGATCGGCGGGACCAGTGAAGAGAACGACGCGTTAATCGCCGAGTGGCCGCACGGCAAAGTAGTAGGCGCGCCGGTGTGGCACATGAACGAGCCAGATGAACGTTTCTTCCGCCTGTGTCGGGAATTTCCGCGCGTATGCATCGGTAGCATGGGTGAATACGACGCGAAGCGACCGCGCTCATGTCGGGCAAAGTTACGCGATCTCATCCGTCACGTTGTCGATATAAACGGTTATCCAATAACAAAGCTTCACGGCCTGCGCATGCTGAATAAAGATATCTTCTCCCACGTTCCGCTCTCGTCTGCTGACAGCACAAACGTAGCTCGCAATATCGGTATAGACAAAGTGTGGAACGGTTCCCCCTACGCGCCGGCAAGCAAAGAAACACGCGCTGCGGTGCTGGTCGAACGCATTGAAGCCTACAACTCTGCAATTTCGCTGAATTACGACGCAGAACGTGATCGATTCACGCCACAACTTGCTTTTGAGGTTTGACACTATGACCTATCAACTACACGTCGGGCGTTGCGAGGACGTCTTGAAAACGTTGCCGGATAACTCAGTTGACGCCATCGTGACTGATCCTCCGTATGGTCTGAGTTTCATGAACCACAAATGGGATTACGACGTCCCAACCGTTGAGCAGTGGCAGGAGTGCCTGCGCGTTCTCAAACCTGGCGGCCATCTTCTGGCTTTCGGCGGTTCACGAACCTATCACCGCCTTGTGGTTAATGCAGAGGATGCCGGTTTCGAAATCAGGGACCAAATCCTCTGGATTTACGGCAGCGGCTTCCCGAAGTCACACAACCTTGATGGAGAATTTGACGGCTGGGGAACAGCCCTGAAGCCTGCTCACGAGCCGATCCTCATGGCTCGCAAGCAATTCAAAAAAACGGTGTCGGCAAACATGGCTGAGCATGGTACCGGGGCGATCAATATCAATGCCTGCCGCATCCCTACCGACGAGGATTTAAATGGCGGCTCTGGCAGCCTGCTTTCACACCAGCGCGACGGTACCGAACCTATTGCTGATTACGAGCAGGCACCAGAGGGTCGCTGGCCGGCAAACATCATTCACGACGGAAGTGATGTTGTCGTGTCAGCGTTCCCGGATGCGAAAGGCCAGCAAGGCGCGCTTACCGGCAATGAGCCCAGTTCGAAAATGGGAGCGGCTAATTGCTACGGGCAAATGGACCGGCGGCGCGAATCAACTCCACGCATCGATAGCAGCAAAAGCGCCGCCAGGTTCTTCTACTGCGCCAAGGTAAAACCGAAAGAGCGCGATGAAGGCCTCGAGAGATTCATTGCGACGTCAGCCAGCGACATGACCGGCGGACGCAAAGAAGGGAGCGTCGGCATTAACGATCCGCGCGCCGGTGCCGGGCGTACCAGTGGTGCGAAGAATAATCACCCCACCGTTAAGCCGATAGCTCTGATGAGTTACCTCTGCAGACTGATTACTCCGCCTGGCGGTACCGTGCTTGATCCGTGGATGGGAAGCGGGAGCACAGGCCGGGCAGCAATCGAGGAAGGGTTTAACTTCATCGGAATCGACCTGAACCCTGATTTCGTAACCATTGCTTCTGCGCGTATTGCTCACTCCTTCAAAAAGACGACGGAGGCCGCATGACGCCAGAAACAGACAACGCCATCCGCGCCGCCTGCCCCGTTGCACCGAAGAAATCCAGCAGGCCATGCGCAAGAAGCCAAAACCAAACTGGAACGAAACGGTGCCTCCCATCATCAACAAGCATCACAAGAAAATTGAAGCTCTTGGAGTTAGCCTCCTGGAGTTCGTCGTTAACACAGGGCGGATTAATCGCCGCTTCGGAGTTGAATCGTGAAGATAGAAAAAAGCGATGTTCTGGCGTTTACCATTTCAGACGTTGAACGCCTCGACCCTGTCAGGGTGATGATTGAAAACTATGAGCTTGGTAAGGGGCGCATCACCATCACCTGCTTCGGTAAGGCGTGGACCGGAGCCTGGTTTGCTATGGGCGGTGACACTGTTCAGGACTTCATTAAGCGCGTCAGCAATGAGTACCTTATCGGCTATTTCGACCCGCAGCTGCAAAGCACAGTGGATGATGACAATGACGCTAACCTCGTTTTCGTTAAGGGTGAGATTATCAGGCTGCGTCGCGAGCATGAAATTGACGGCAATGAAGCCCGCTCAATGTGGGATGAGGCTGAAGATGCTGAAGATGTGAAGGCGAGCTGCTGCAACTATCTCGTCGGCGACAAGCTGCTTAACCTGCTGGGTGATGATCCATGGTATGCAAAATGGCCGTCTGTGCCGAACCATCATTATCAGTACCTCGAACGCATCATTGATGCAGTGCGCGGTGGGCTCGCAGCACTGGAGCGCGCCGCATGAAGGCACTAATCACCAGGTCGCTATCGCGGCCTTTTTTATTGCTGGCGTTCACCTTCAACCGTATTAACCGACAGTTCCGGGAGCATTGACCATGGCCGATATCATCGATACCGCAGCAGAGATTGAAGAGCTTCAGCGTAACGCTGCCCTTTCCGCTCACCGAGTAAACCGCAACGCCGTATCAGCTGAACACTGCGAAGAATGTGGAGAAGAAATTCCCGAGCCGCGACGAACTGCTGTTCCCGGCTGCCAGACGTGCTCCAGTTGCCAGAAAGAAATTGAATTTAGAAATAAGCGAAATAATAAGTAATGATTAAATTATTTGTGTGACACCCATAATCAACATAACAAAAAAAACATATCCCACCCACATAACAACTTATTTTATTCTTTATTTCTAAAATAAAAGCAGTCTCGAACCCTCATATTGTCTTTGATTTTACCTACTGGTGTGACTGCAAGATTTTTATCACCACTAATAAACAAATACTTAGTAAACCCATTGACGCATGACCCAAAAACCATGCCATCCCCTGAGGAAGCTAGAAGTATATATTCGGAACGTCCATTCATTGAATAATATTCGGCCTTAGAATATGCCTGTAATTTTCCAAGCATTGTTGGAACGGTATATACCATCATGCTCGCCATAATGATAAATCCTCCATAGGCATATACATCTAACTTCTTACCATCCAATATGTCAATTAGAACCATTGAGAAAGGAGCGCCAATAATAAAAAATGATAACACGGACAATAAACTGATTGGAGAGTTTTTATAAAAGATAACACCTAAATCCTCCACACCAAAGACTGTTATGAAAATCGCAACTGTTAAAAAGAAAACCACAAAAGGAATTATTTTCTTTTGATTTACAGAGGAAATAAAAATACATATTGATGCTATCATTGCCGTACAAACAAAGAACAAGGACAACGATTTCAGTGCAGTGACAAGATCAAACATCACATATTCTTCTGGATATCCGTAAAACGCTGAAAATGCTAATTGATAGAAATACGAAACCAGATATCCAACTGAGGATAAAATCGCCAGCAGAGGAATGTTTTTCTTAAAAAACGTCAATATAGCATTCATGAAAATAATCCCAAAATGAAATTTTTAATATTTAAAAACCGCAATTGCAAGGAGCCTTATATACCAGAAACTAGTAATTGTTTGCAATAGAAGATGAATTACATTGGTCAGTCACACACGGGAAAATTTTTTACCTGATTTCGAATAATCAACACGACGCAACAGACGTGGGTATACTCACGCCGGTTGCCAGGAGTCATCTATGGCACAGGTCATTTTCAATGAAGAGTGGGTTGTTGAGGCCAGACTCACCGAAAGAACCGGTCTCACTGAAGGCCAAATCAAAAATTACCGACTGAAGCTGTGGGTTGAAGGCGTGCACTTTAAACATCTAACAGCCCAGGGGCAAACCGACAACTCCAAAGGATTGCTCTGGTACAACTTACCTAAGATAAACCAGTTAGTGCAGGATATCTGATGAACCTCCCTACCGGCGTAGAGTTACATAACGGAAAAATCCGCATCACGTTTTACTATCGTGGAGTGAGATGCCGCGAGGTACTTCGCGGCTGGCTGGTGAACAACAGCAATCTGAAAAAAGCTGGAAATCTTAGAGCACTTATAGTCAGTGAGATCCAATTAGGGACTTTCGACTACGCCAGCCGATTCCCTGAATCCAAAGCACTCAGTAAATTCGGTACTACGAAGCGAATAAGTACATTTGCCGAGTTATGCGAGCTTTTTACTGACTCAAAATCTCTGGAGGTCTCCCATGCCTCAATGCTGACGATCCGCTCCACTGTTAATACCCTCAGACGGGTTGTTGGGGATAGGACAAGCCTGTCGGACATACAGAACGCAGACATCCTCGCTTATCGACGGGAATTGCTTTTTGGTGAAGTTGTGAATCCTGGACTACCGAATTTTAAGAAGCAGGGCCGTTCACCATCACGAGTAAATACATTAATAAGCGTCTTGAAAGAGATGCTGAAAATGGCTCACCGAAGCCAGTTCATAACCCATACACCTTTCGATGGCGTATCGACCTTAAAGGTATCAAAACGGTCACCTGATCCTCTCACCTTTGAGGAGTATCGGTCATTCATTTCACATCTCTCTGAACTTCATTCTTTAATATGGACAGTAGCCACTCATACAGGCATGCGACACGGTGAACTTTGCGCCCTCGCCTGGGAAGATGTTGACCTCATAAAAGGAGAGATCCACGTATCTCGCAACCTGACTCGTAAAGGGTTGTTCGTCCCGCCAAAAACTGACGCTGGCATAAGGACAATTACTCTGCTTCAGCCTGCACTGGAAGCTCTAAAAAAACAGTGGGAAGTTACAGGTTCACTTCCTGCGCACGAAATCGTCTATCATCATCGCGAGCATGGAAAAACCGAAACGCAGCGCATCAGGACGGTATTTGTACCAGATCGGCGTTCGACCAAAAAGACAGGTTATTACTCCAAAAACTCTATATCCTATGGATGGAAGAATGGATTGCGCAGGGCCGGAATCAGAGATCGGCACCCATATCAGTCGAGACATACTTATGCCTGCTGGTCGCTTTCTGCTGGAGCGAATCCTTCCTTTATTGCTACACAGATGGGACATGAGGATTCAAGGATGGTTTATGAGGTCTATGCGAAGTGGATCGGAGATATGGATAAGGACCAGGTTGCTATTATTAACAGGAGGATTCTTGTCAATATGCCCCCGTCACGCCCCCATAACGATTTGAAGCCCAAGAAAATCTTTTAAATTCATCATGCAACAGCACGAACCAATAAATTTGCATGATTTATTGATCTGACAAAACCTCCCCCCTGTTTCATTCAAGATATATAGGTTACTCTTTTAATTACAGACTGTGGTGACAGTAGTAAGGAGACCTGTATGGCCAAGTATCAAAACATGCTGGTAGCTATCGATCCGAATCAGGACGATCAGCCGGCATTACGACGTG